CGAATGAGAGCTGTCCGATGACGGCTGCCGGGGGGATGACGTTGTCGGGGACGGTGTCGAAGACGCGTAGCCCGGTGATGTTCAGCGCGGCCTTGAGTTTGTCGCGGACGGTTGACGGCGTCACGCGACGACCTCTTTGCGGTAGGCGCGGACGATGGCGGAGATGTCGCGTCCGAGTGGGCTCATGCGGATCGCGCCGAGCTCGGAGAGGCCGAGGACGCCGCCGACGCTGGAGGCTCGTTTGACGTAGTCGGCGGAGAGGATGAGGCAGGCTTCGACGATGTCGTCGGGTGGCGTTCCTAGATACCATCCCCATCGGGCCGTCACCTGAACCTGTGGTCGTCGGGTCGTCGGTAGCGGGAACACTTCGGAGCCGACCATCGTAATCTGCGTATAGGGCCAGCCTTTCTGCGGGGCTGTGACCGGGTCGAGAATGTAGTCCGTGTTGAGGACGAGTAGATCGTTGTAGGTTCCGTTCCCGCTGGAGTCGAGGTTGACGGCGAAGTTTGTCGTGTCGGCGATGTCGTCTACGCGGAGGATGTAGAAGTCGGTCGTCCGGTAGAGACGGTTCGTCGCGTTCGCGTCCCGATAGAAGCGGCGGTTAGCGATCCGGTCGATCGTCCGGGAGGCGGCTTCGATGGCTTTCTCGACGGTGATCGTCTCGTCCGCCGTCAGGGTGCTCATGTTGGCGTACGCCTGAAACTGCGCGAGTGACGCGTAGCCGTTCGTGATAGCCATGATTTAGCGCTTCTTTCTCGTCCGCTTCTTGGGAGATGAATCGCCCCGGGCCGGAAGCGGATCGTCTGCGGCTCGACTCAAGGAGGCGAGAGGAGCCTGCTCGACGCCGACCCGGGACGAAGTCTTCGTAACGGTTCGTCCCGTTCGGAAGCCTGCGAAGACCCGGAGCATAGTAGGAGATGCTCCGGGCCTTCGGCGAGGCCTCAGGTTAGAACGTCGGAGTGACGAGGCCCGTTCCGCCGATGAGGGCGAAAGCGTTCGGGTAGCGGCCCGCGGTGTAGGCTGAGTACCCGTAGACGACCATCTTCACTTCGAGCTCGGCGCTCTTGACGTCCTCGAAACGGAGCATGAACGGCGAACCGCCAGCGGTTTCCCAGAGGTGCGACTCTTGGGTGTTACCGATGATGATGACGTCCTCATTCTCGCCCGTGCCGTTGTTCGTGCGAACGTTGGCGTCGGTGATGACCGGGAGTCCGGCGATCGTGTAGCCGGAGTTGCCGTAGACGACGGAGCCGTTGCCGACCGCGGTCGCGTTCATAGGGCCATTCTGTGTCGGAACTGCCAGAGGGCGACCCGTGCTGTCGACGGCTGCGAGGATCCACGCCAGACGGCGGGGGTGCATCAGGATAAAGTTCGGTCCACCGAAGTAGTTCGTCTGGATGCGCTGTACGCAGTCGAGGATCTTCGGGTAGAGCTCGCCGACGGTCGGGCTGCCGTCCGTGTACGTCACGACCTGCGTAATCGTCGCGGTGAGCGACGCTGCGTTCGTGTCGACGTACTGCTTGTCGAGCGTCGTGTGGTACGCGCTGACGAGGTCCGCCATGACGAGCGAGTCGATTCCGGTTCCGCGCTCCAGAGCCTGACGGCTGACGTTCTGCTGACCTGCGATCGTGTTGACCGTGACGTCGAGCTTGGTGTCGTCGATGTTGGTCTCTTGTACGGCGGAGCCTTCGGACTGAACGGCGACGGCTGAGCCCGTCGTGACGCGCGAGATCGACAGCGTCAGGCCGTTAGCCGGGAGGCTGTGCTTACGCGAAGCGTCCATGAAAGGACGCCCGGCGCGGGCGAACGGCGCTGCGAGATCGGTGAGGAACTGCGGGACGACGAGTCCGGCGAAAGCCGCCGACGTGACGTCGCGCTTCTCGATCTTCTCCTCGTGCTGGTGGCGGGCGATTCGCTCGCGAGCGTCGATGTCGCCCAGCACCTGAGCAGCGAAAGCGTCCTTGAGGAACGAGTGATCGCCGTCGGGGCGGTAGGTGCGCTCTTCGCGGGTGACGCGAGCCGGGGCGGCGTCACGCTTCTCGACCTTCGCGCCGTCGACCTTGCGGGCGAGTTCGGCTGCGGCGGCCTTGCGGGTCTCGATGTCGGTGACTTGCGCGATGCGCTCGTCGAGCTTCTCGATCTCCTTCGCGAGGGCGGCGACGTTCGCCGTCTCGACGTCGGAGATGTCGCGGTTCTCTTCCGCCGCGCGGTTGAGGGTTGCGTCGATGAGGTCGGCCTTCTGCGAACGCTGTTCGTGGAGGCGGGTGAGGAATGGGTTCACGGTGTTAGTCCTTGTGGTGTCGTGCTGATGTTGCTCACCGGGTGCTCGCTGCTCCGCGTGGCGGGTGTCCCTTGCGGGAGGTGCGCCGATGGCGGGCCGAGGGTGCGGCCTGTGATGGATGCTAGCGGAGAGTTTCGTCTTCCGTCAACGAACGCGACTCGTCGAGGATCGCCCGGGCGAACGTCTGCCCGGCGTCCCCTCCCCATAGCGCCCACGCGATACGTCCGGCGGACGGATAGCCGGGTTCGCCGGGACGGAATCCTTCAGCCTGTTTGTCGACTTCGTGGCGGGCGAAGTAGGAAGCCATTCGTCCGATCGTTGTCCGGGAGAGGTTGCGTCGGTTGACGATGTCGCGGGCGCGGGCGACTCCGACTTCGGTTCCGCCTCGTCCGTATGTGGCCCGCCATTCGAGTCCGCGTCGGGCTTCTGCGACCATGCCGTCGGTCGGCGTGTAGCCGTCTTGTCGCTGCTCGGCGCGTTCGGCTTCGGCGATGTTGAGAGCGGCGAGCTGGGCGAGGGCTTCGCGGCGGGTGCGATGGCAGCCCTCGACGGAGCCGTCGTCATCCTTGACTACGGCATACCCCGAGCGACAGTCAGGGTGCGCCGTGTCTATGTGCCACGGCATGAGCGCTAGTCGAGATCTGGGAGGAGGACGCGCAGTGTCTCGGTTTCGCCTTCAGCCATGACCGCGAAGAGTGTTTGGCGGCTGGGGACGACGATCTCATGGAAGGCTTCGTGTTTCTTGACGGGGAGGCCGTTCGCTGAGGTGACGTCGTTCCCGCCGATGTACGCGGTCGAGTTCCCGACGACCTGAACGTAGACGGAGCGATGCGTGTCGTCGGCGGCCACGACGACTTGACGAACGTCGGTAAGTGAATAGGACTTGGAGATCATGGGCGCTTCACTTTCTGGAGGATCTGCTGAACGGATTCGAGGTTCGGCTTCTCGATCTCGTTTCGGACGGCGACGATGTTAGCGGCGTCACCGTATGCGCCGAACGTGACGAGGGAGACTTCGGCGAGATGGGCCTTTATGCGGTTGACGACTCCGCCGCGTTTCTCGTCGCGCAACGGTTGGAAGCCGACGGAGAGGTTGGAAAGGACGCCGTCACGGATGAGCTCTAACGCTTCGTCTCCGGCTTCGGTCTTGGAGATTCGAAACTCGCCGTAGAGGCCTTCGTCGCGTTCTTCGAGCATGATCGCCCGACCGATTGGGGCGTCGGTCTTGTGTTGGAAGAGAAGCTTGACGCGGTTCGCGGCGCGGACGACGTCACGGAAGACGCCCTTACGAAAGACTTCTACGAGCCCGGGCGAGATGCGCTGCTCGACGTCGTAGGGGACGGCGATCCCGATGACGGTCCGCCCGTCACCTTCCGCCCTGACTTCGAGCGCGGTGTCGTAGTGCCTGCGTTCCATTAGCCGTTGGAGTCCTCTTCGTAGTCGTCCGATTCTTCTTGACCGTGCTCAGATACTACTTCCGCCGGGACGGGCTCCTCGCTCTTGACCTCGTCGAGGGGTTCCCGGTTCTCCAGCTCGCGGACTTCGTCGAGTGTGAGGAAGCCGGAGTCGAGGGCGATCTTGTGCGCTTCGTAACGCGACTTGGTGTCCGGGCGGAGTAGTGCGTCGACGTTCATCTTGGCGTACTGTCCGCGGGGTAGGTACTCCGTCATCTTCTGCTCGATGCGTTGGATCCACGGCATGAGGGACCAGCGGACGAGTTGGAGGTTCTCTTCTGAGACGTTCGAGTAGGTGCGCGACGAGTTCGGCGCTCCGAGATAGTAGGCGGGAAGGCCGATCATGTTCGCGATCTCGGTGAGCGAGAACTGTCGCGTCTCCAATAGTTGCGCGTCCTTCGCGTTATCCGAAAGCTGCTGGAACTTCGTCGACTCGTTCAGTACCGCCGGGGTGCGCTTCGTGCCGCCGTACTGACGGAGCCATGCCGACTTCAGGGCGTCGGCTTCTTCTTGCGAGAGGTCGGGGTTCGAGGAGTAGATGATTCCGGTCGGCTGTGCTCCGCCGTCGAAGTACCGCTGTGCGTAGGTATTGACGGCGACCGCGCCGCCGATCGCCTGACGTTGAGCGGAGAGGATTCCGTAGCCGACGTGCTCGCCCGGCATGGAGAAGCCTTTTATGTGGAGCACTTCGTCGGCTGAGTAATCGACGTTGTCGATCCGGTAGATGAGGCGTCCGTCCTCGCGGCGTACTTGTACCCGGTGCGTGGCGACCGGATAGAACGAGTCCGGGTATCCGTTGGGGCCGGGTTCGCCGAGGATCGCGACGTAGTTCCCGTGGATGATGAGGGAGGCGACCATCGCGGAGACGGTTTCGATTCGTGTTTCGGTGGCGACGGGTTTCGTGAGAATGTTCGGCTGCGGGTCGACGTATTCTTCGCTTCGGTAGGCGTGGAATGGGAGACCGCCGATCGCGTCGGAGATGAGGGTGACGGCGCGCCAGATTCCCGGGACGGAGAGCGTCGATGTTTCGTCGACGATGACTCCCGCGTTGATGTCCGGGAAGAGTCTTCCCATTCGACCGTTCTCGTCGACCCAGACGTTCGGATAGGCAGCGCCGAAGGCTGCTCGTTTCTCGCGGCGGAAGAAGTCTCGTAGAGCCATGAGAGGTCGAAGTCTAGTAGATGACCGAACGAGACTTGGCGGCGTTCTTGCGTGTCGTCGCGTTATGCCATGCGAGGAGCGCGGCATAGAGCGGGGAGATGTCGGCGTCCGGGACGTTCCGCTGGAAGAGCCACATCTGCCCGACGTTGCGTCGTGATGCCGCCGCTACCGCTTTGTCGAGTCGGTCGTCGGCTTTGACTCGGATCGCTTTGTCTAGGACGGCGTCGTAGAAGAGGGCGCAGGCCGCGACGACGTCGGCGGTCTTGTAGACGACGATCGGAACTCCGAGCTGTTTCAGCGGATCCACGAACGATGACGCCGGGCCGTAGCCGTCGACGACGACGGAGCCTTTCCAGCGGCGGAAGAGTTCGAGGGTGCGCTGCTGGATCCATGAGACGCCGTCTTTATTCTCGATGAGTTCGATGTTTCCGTCCTTGTCGCATACGGCGATGGAGCCCCGGCTCCGGTCGAGGGCGACGTCCACGGCGAAGGTGAGCTGTCCCGCTGGGGCGACTTTCGCGGAGCATGACGCGAGCCACACTTTCTGGGGGATCATCTGCTCGGAGCTCGTGCTCCAGACGTTGAGGTAGGAGCGGCGGAACTCGTTCAGCGTCATCGAGCTCATGGCGTGTTCTACGGCGGACGCCTGAACGGTGAGTCCGAGCGCTGGCATACAGCGCGCCCATACTTCCCGGTCGTAGGGGTCGTCGTCTGGGTTGGCGCTCCATTCGAAGTAGGCGATCCCCTCTCCGGTGTCGGCTTCCGATGCGGCCCGACCTTGATCGACTTTCCGCTTGAGGTAGAGGGAGCGTTCGGTTCCTGCGGTGGAGACGACGACTATCTGGGCGTCTTTCTTTGTTGCCATCGTCGGGAGTAGCGCCTGCTCTCGGACGTCGTCCTCGTCGGCGAACGCTTCGTCGATGATGGCGAGGTCGAGGGTTCGTCCGTGGCCTGCGGAGATCGAGTTCCGGAGGACTTCTATCCGGGAGGCGTTGCCGAAGATGATCGCCTCGTCACCGTTGGCCCGGTAGACGCGTTCTACGAGGTTCGCGAACGGTGACCGCTCGATGATCGGGACGAAGTCGTCTAGGAGTTTCTGGCGGGCGTCGTGGCCCGTCTGCGCGGTGTACGCGATCCGCTGAGGTTTCCCGTAGTAGATGGCCCGGTGAAGCATGATCGCGAGAATGAGCGTCGTCTTCCCGGACTGTCTCGGGACGGTGAGCACTAGCTCCCGGTAGGACGGCGTTCCTCCTTCGGTCTCACCGAAGACATTCACGACGTCGGCCTGCCACGGCATAAGCGGCAGACCGAGACCTCGCGCTATGAGCTCTATTCGTTCACCGAACGAGTCGCGATCAGCGCGCCGTCTTGTCGAGTAGCGAGGCTTCGAGCCCGCGAAGGACTTCGTCGAACTCACTCGTCCGCTCCTCTCCGGCCTTGATGAGCACCGCCAGACTCTCCCGATACTCCTTCCACAGTCGAGCGTTGGATGAATCGTCCGGGTCGTCCAGCCGGGCCGCGAGGGATCGCACCATCGCCACCGTCGCCGAGTCAACCTTCCCGAGCGCATCCTTCGCATAAAGCCACGAGATGACGTCCTCCACCGCTTCCCTATTTGTCTGTATCTTGCGGGATTCGACCGGATTCGCCGGGGATCGCCGAGACTTCGCAGGCTTTCGCCC